CCGTATAATGAAATACGTCTGCCCATGAAATCAACTCTTAACTCTGCTATGTTAGCAATAGCACCTAGCGGCCTTGTATAGTTAAGTAAGTAATCCCATGCAATACGTTTACATTGTGAGTACGTTGGAGCAATGTATGCAAATCTTGGATTAGGTTTATCACACAGTAGTGATGAATGTATCAACTGATTTATGGCCGATACAGTCTTGCCCATACGTCTATGAGCTACCACTACTGTGAACCTGTTGTCCTTCACCATTTGGTGAATCAACTTCTGTGGTTCTCTGGGACGATACCCAGTATCTAGAACGTCATTCAATTCCTGTAACAATTTTTATCTCAATAGGCTGATCAGAGTCACCAGTAAGTTTGTTCTCTTGTAATGCCTTTCCATCAAGTCTATCACCTAGCTCTTTAATGGCTGCCATGTCACCTTCAGATGCTTTTATAAGCAATGCCTCTGCAATTTGTCTTAGACGTTGAGAGTCGTCCTGAACAACTGCTCTGCGAATTGTTTCCGCCCATAACCTATTGGATTTAATAGAGTTTTTATTTCCTAGCGGTGCACCGACTTTGTTGTTTGTTTCTTCCATATTGTAACTCCATTGCTGGGTCATTACCTTAGTTGTTTAATGTTTACCACTTTACTTTGTTAGCCCAGTAAGCTGCACTCATCTTACCTTTAGCTATATTATCAGAATGTCTTGCCTTAAATGACTTAGATCGTGCAGTATCTTTTTTATCACCACTAACACCTTGTTGACCAAAGCGTATAAGTTTTTCTTTATCACCTACCTTTGCCAATACTGCATGGCTTTTAGTAGGATGGTCTGGAGTTCTCTTAGGTTTATTAACACCAGAGAATGTTTCTTTACCCTTCTTAATCATTTTTTCTTAGCTTTTATGTCTTTATAGTGCACTAGCTTTTTAGATGATGGTGTGTGTACCTTACCTGTGAATAATCCACTAGGCATTTTGTGAGTAGCACCAGTCCACTCTGTGCCATTAGGTAAGTAATGTTTAACACCCTTCATTTTTTTGCCTTTTTAACTGGCTTGGCTGTTTTAGCTGCGTCCCTAAAGTCTTGTGCTGACGGAGCTTTCTTAGAGCCCACCTTGTTCATTCGCTCACCAGAGCCCGCCTTGATCCTAGCCTTTTTTGCTGCGATGTTGGCATAAAGTCCAATTTTAGTAGCCACTTTTCATCCCCTTTTTTGCAGGCTTAGCTTTTACTGCTTTACCTGTTTTCTTAGCGTATGATTTAGCTTCTTTCTTACCCTTTTCGGTGTAAGCAAACTTCATTTTTCCGACCATTGGCATGATTATTTACCCTTCTTTTTGTTTGCCATTGCAAGACCAATTGCAATTGCTTGTTTAGGATTTGTTACTTTCTTTGATGACTTACCTACGTTTAAAGTTCCTGCACCAAATTCTTTAAATACTTTTTTCATCTTGGCTGACTTGGCTGTTGGTTTCTTCATCTGGCTTCCTTAATTTAAAATGCGTTAGGTTAGTACAGTCTGGACAAATATCATAACCTGTAGTGTCAAACGGTTGGCCACAATCAGAACATAGAGATACTTGCATACACTTTACTTAAAAAAATGCCCACAGAACGTGGGCTAATAAACAACGGAGGTTATTGAGCACAAAAGTAATAGATACAATTATCCCAACCCCCAGATTATACCATTAAATGTGGTCGCTGTCAAGTTCTAGTTAGGTATCCTTCTGCTTGATATAGTTAAAAGATTATCTAATGCTATGTTCATGTGATAGTCTTGCAACACCTCTGCCTTTGATCCAAGATACTTGTGATACACAGCATTCTGCTGCCTCTCTGGTAGCGAATGGATTATGGCATCAATAGTCCTAACGTGATCAGATGTCATAGATTCGTATAACTCATCAAACGAGGTGCTTGTGCCACCACCATACATACCAGATGACTTGGTTGGATACCCAAGCTGCTTTGATGTACTCTGCTTCATATAAACTGACCATGCCTTTAACAAATCAAGTAAATGATCCATTGTCATTTAGATAATTCCTTCTCAATTAATCTTGCAAATAGAAATACTTTATCAATAGTTGACAGGCCACCTAAACTTCCAATGCTGGCCTTAAATGCTTTTAATATTTGTTCGTCTGTTAATGGATTCATACTAGTCCTCTAAATAATATAATGCACTTGCGTTAAAACTTTCAGCATACTTCATTCTAAAATTATTATGCTTATCTTTATCTTCAGTATGTTTATATACACCTTTAATTTTTCCATCAAAGTTTGGCATTGGATGAAATATATCTTGTAGCGGACAAGGATTGTTTACAAAATAAACTGTGTGGCTTTTTATTCCGCTTGAGTTTAAAAGTCTATAAGCTACCATAGATGATATAGCACTTCTTATGCTGTGATACTTTGCATTAATACGTTCAGCTATTTCTGTTGAGGTAACTCTTTCATTGCTAACTGCATCAAGAATCAATTGCCTTAATTTAGTAACGTTAATATTTTCACCATCAACTAAATATAATTTTTGTTCTTTAGAATCTTTATTTTGATAATTCATAAGTTCTACAAAATTCTTTCATGTCATTAAACAATACTTTAGTAACTTTATCTTTTCTTCCTGTTCTTGTATGCAACAGATAAACACCTTTTCCCTTTATAAAATTATTGTCTTGTAATTTTTTCATCGTAAGATTTAATAATTCTTTTCTGTCAACTATTAACCAAGTTTCCTCACGTTCAAATACAATGTAATCAGCATTACCTTTTACCCACCCCTTATGTCCACTTACATTTGTTCCTTCAACCCATGCTGAGTCCATTAAATTATCTGGTGTGCTATAAGATAAACGATTTGTAGTTTTAACATCAAACTTATATTGCTGATTATTAAATATGCCAGATACATCCCAATGTTCAAACATATCTTGTGATTTTGTTGGCCAAATAATATTTGTTAAATGTTTATTAGCAAATCTTTTTTCTGCATTAGATCCAATCTTATAACAATGAGTAAAATTCTGAATCAAGATACATCAACTTCTTTTATTTGCCAACGATTGTTTTGTTTATATGTGCCCCATACAAGTATCTTCCAACCTGCCTTGCGTACATACTTAACTGATTCACTATTACTTATCTTTTTTATACGGGCGGAAATATTGCTCTTAGATGTGACCTGTACCGCTACTACTTGACCTTCTTCTGTAATAGCAAGGATATCAATAAACGTAAAGAGGTCTTTGCGACAGCCTGCGTGAAAGTTAAATGTTTCCACTATCTGTACTAGTGGGTAATTTTCCCTCTTCATTCTCGCTAGGGCTACTTGTGTTGGTGACATTGCCATTAAATTGTTCCTCGTTAGGTTTACTTATTCCATCTAAAAATCTTTTTTCAACAGACCCAGAACTTTTATTGAGCTGGTATTCATAATCTTTTTTAAATATTCTATTCCAGTTATCTGCGGCTTCTTGCTCAGATATTAATAATGGCCTTCTACCAGAACCTTTACTCATCCTTGTCCTCCATGATATGTATTTTAATATATTTATATGCAGCCTCAATAGCCACAAATGGAATTAAGAATGGCACCAACATAAATCCAGTAATCCCTACAATAAATCTAAGCATCAAGCATCCTTAAAGTTTCCGCAAGCAATTCTTCTTCTGTGCCAAAATTTTCTTCAAACGTTTTTTGTCCTGCGTGTAACGCAACTCCATGACCGCCATGCTGGTGATGAGTTGGACATAATGGGATACACATAGAATAATGATTTTTTCTACCCATACCAGCACCATGCCTAATATGATGGATATGGGGAGCAGAATATTCATGACCAAGTTTTTGACACACAATGCAACCAAGTTGAAATAATTTTTCATAGTGTTGCTTCTCTGCTTTGGTCAAAATGAAATCCCAATCCTATTGCAAAACGTTGAATGTCATGAATGTAATTTTTAAACTCATCAACATTTAAAGACGTAGTACTCTTTATAGCATAAATTTCAGAACCTGCAACTGTTTTCTTTTCTGAAAGATATTTAAAGCGAAACATATCATGCAGTTCTTCTTCAGAATATCCTGTGTAGTCACCAAGCTCTTTTAATATTGCCCAATATAAATCGTTCTGAGAATTAGAACGTTTGCTTTTAAATTTAGAACATTCTAAATCACCGTTTAAGTCAAAGTTATGGCCATTAATTTTTTCTATCACCATGTCCTTGTTGTATTTCGTTATCCTCATATTTTTTGCTCCAATTAGTAGATTTATAAACCATTCCATTTTTTAATGTTACCTTCCATTCAGTAGGTGATAAAAGTTTTCCTTCTTCGTCAACGTCAAAACATTTAAACCATTTAGTTGTTTCATATTTCATATTGGTTTATCTCTATAACGTAATGACTTTGGTTGAAACCATAATGGTACAGATCCTTCCCATTCAAAATGCCTTTGTTTATTCACAGCCATAAATCCATCTGGAACAATCTTTGCATCCTCTTCAGTAAGTTTACCTTCCAATATT